ATAGGCCCGGTGCAATTATAACAGCTGACCCCGCCAGTGCATCGGAATCATGCGGACAAGTTTATCACGGAAAGTGAGGAAAGTTATATGGCAACAACAAGAGGTAGAAAAACTACGCGTAAGAAAAAAGCTGAAGTAGTTGAAGAAGCTCCTAAAGTAGAAGAAGTTATTGAACCAAAAGCAGAAGAACCTGCACCAGAACCAGTTCAAGAAGAGTTGCCTGCACCCCCACCTCCTGTAGAGGAACCCAAAATAGAAGAGCCTCCTGCACCTGCGCCAGAGCCTGTACAAGAAGCTCCTGTTGTTGAAGAATCACAAGAACAACAATCTTCAGCTCCTCAACAACCAGTTATGGGTGTAGGTTCTATCGTTAGAATGCCAACTGGCAAACAAGGTAGAATTATTGGTCATGCTAAAAAAGATCAATTTATAGTACAAAGTTCAAATGCTAGAAAAGAGTATATTTATGCTCCTTCTAGTCTCTCATTGGTAAAATAACATTTATATAAAAATTAAGAAAAGGAGTTTATTATGCCACAAATAGAAATTTCATCAAGTAAAGGTTTAGTTCAAAAAACAGGAGAAGGTTTAGTTTTAACACCTGCAACAATTTCAGCACCAGGTGAAGCTGCTGCAGGATCTACAAACACTCTTACACAAGCAGCAATGACTTTTGTATCTAATGCTAATGACACAGATGATCGTGTGTATTTGCCAGATCCTTCTGATGTTGCACAAGGTCAAATTATTAGACTTTTTGCTGTAGAGGGTTTTGAGTTATCTGCCAAAGGAATTAGCACAAAAATTAATGGAACAGTTGTTACTAATGCTCAAGGCGCTTTTTCTAAAGAATTAGAAGTAGCTGCAAGTAGCTTGCTTGAGTGTATTAGAGTTTCTAGTACAGAGTGGATTGTTGTAAAACCAGCCTCAGCAGGAACCCCTGACTGATATTATTTATTTTTAGTTATATTACTAATTGTAGTTTTAATTAATTTTATTTAGAAGAGACTCCTATAATTACTAATAACAAAAAGTGATTATAGGAGTTTTTTTTATGGCTTCGTTTGTAAATACAACCAATCCAACAGCATTTGGTGTGTTTGATAGTGATACACACTTTCAGGCAGATGCAGATAAAATATTATTATATGTAAAGAGAAAGCTTGGCGACGACATAATGTCTGTTGAGCTGACAAATAAGCAGATATGGACAAACTTTGAAGATGCAACATTAGTCTTTTCTAAGATATTAAATGCTCACCAAGCAGAATCTTATATGTCAAACCTTATGGGTTTAGATGTAGGACATTTAAATACATTTGTTAAAAATACAAGTGGACAATACGTTGACGCAGATGGAAATGTTTTAAATATTCAAGATACATCAGATCCAAGATTTCTTAAAAATAACACAAGAGTTAGTGATAATGCGTCTGCTTCACCAGTTACAGATGAGTTAATTGGTCCACACGGCAAGGAACAGCAGTTTCCAAGAGAAACACTTGAGTATTTGCTAAGAAGAGCAGAACCTTATGCAAACGAAGCCAATGTAGGTGGCTCTGTTGATTATATAAGAGGATTTATTGAGTTAAAACATGACGTACAGGATTATGATATTTATGAAAATTTAATTATACCCGGTAAAGATCCTGCAAATAATAATGCAGATGTTAAATTAAAGTTAAAAACATACAATCCAAATGATGCAGAAACAAGACTATCAGTATTTAATCCTGAATTTAGATCTTCAATACCTGCAAATACAACACCTACAAAAATAAAAATAAACGAAGTATTTCACTTTTCTCCGCAAGCAGCGTATCGTTTCTTTGATACAACATCAGCAATAAACTATTTGAATAATCAGTTTTCTTTTGAGTCTTTTACTCCTGAAACTGTTTTTTACGTTCTGCCTGTTTTTGAAGATTTGCTGCGTGCTGGGCAACTAGATATATCAAATCGTGTACGTAGAAGTAATTTTAGTTATAGACTACAAGGTAAAGATTTGAGAATATTTCCTAGACCTACACAAGATAATCCGATGAACTTGTTTATAAAGTTTTCTTTTCCTGCAGATCCTTATAGAACAAACTTGCCTTTTGACGATACAACAATTAACGGTGTATCTAATATATCTAATGTTCCTTTTGCAAATATCAAATATAGCGGAATAAATGCTATGTCTAGACAATGGATTAAACAGTTTACTTTAGCACTATGTAAAGAAACTTTAGGTTTAATAAGATCTAAGTTTTCTTCAGTTCCTATTCCGGGTAGCGATTTACAAATGAACGGCTCTGAACTTTTAAGTCAAGGAAGAGAAGATAAAGAAAAACTAGTTTCTGGATTGGGTGAGACTTTAGATAAAGTGACTTACCAAAAGTTACTAGAGGCAGATGCTACACAGTCTGAATCTATGAGTCAAATTTTAAAGAGAATTCCTATACCTAATGGTAGAGCAATTATAATAGGATAAAAAATTATGGCTAGATTATTTGTTGGTCAACGTGAAGTTGACTTTTTTGCTGACATTACAAAAGAGCTTATAAAAGATGTAGCAGGTCAAAAAGTATATTATTATACTATTAGAGAAGATCTTTCAAATGTTCACGAGCTATATGAAGAAGCTCCACAAAAAGTTTTTAATCCTCCTATTGAAATTGAAGCAATGGTCGAATGGCAACCTTCAGAAATTCGTACAACAAACTTTGGTACTGAACATATTAAAACTATTACATTGTATCTACATCATAGAGACTTGCTCGATCGAGGTATTGTTTTTAAGGAAGGTGATTATTTTTCATATGGAGTATATTTCTTCGAAGCAACTTCTATTGTTTATGATAAGCTTGTTTATGGTCAAATAGAAAGAGTTGTTTCTATGAAAGTTAATGGTAAACAAACTCGTATGCAACAGATTGCTAAAAGACCTCAAGGTCCGACTAGTGAAGAACATACAGATCAAGATGCCATTCAAACAACATTTGAACAACAAAGAGGCATACCTGATCATGATGTTAGACGCTTACAAGATGATAATATAATTGATAAGCCAATTAGTGGCCCTCAAAAAGTTGCACCTGATGGGACACAGCGTAGTACTAACGGAGTAGGATCTTCGTTTTATGGAGATGAAGATTAATGGCAACTAAATATAACATAAAAAACGATAAAAGGTATGCACCTACAGGATACGAAGGAGATGGTAATACAGACTATATTATCCCTTCTTGTGGTTTAGAAGACTTAGATCTTGCAATGTTTAATTTGTTTGACAAGGAAATGCCTTTGTATTATGATTTGCATGGTGAAATAAAAAAAGTACCTGTTATATTTGCAACAGGTGAACGTTTTGCATTGCTTAGAAGAAAAAAGCCTATTGTTGATCGTAATGGTGCACTTATACTTCCTCTTATATCAATAACAAGAAGCTCTATAGAAAATATGCCGTCAAAAGGTATTGCTAACAATCAAATGTTTCCACACATTGTGACTAAAAGAATATCTGAAAAAGACTTAGAGCATCGACAAAGAAAAAACTACGAAAAACTACGAAATATTGACGGAGAAAATATTGAACAAGATGCAGATCTTTCTTTAAAACCTAGGCTAGATAGAAATATAGTCGAAACAATTGAAATGCCTGCTGTTAAATATTTTGGTGCGGTTTACGAGGTTTCAATCTGGTCTTCTTTTACGCAACAAATGAACAAATTATTGGAAACGATAATGAATGCTTACACGCTTAATCCTGGGCAGCAATTTTACTTAGAAAGCGATAAAGGTTATAAGTTCTCTGCATTTGTTGATGGTAGTATAAGTCAAGACACAAACTACGCAGAATTTACTGATGCTGAAAGGTATGTTAAATATAACATGTCTTTAAATGCAACTGGATATATTATTGCACCAAATATTTTAGGAGGCAAAACTGCACTAAGATCTTATATGAGTGCACCTGAAGTTTCTTTTGATGTGCTTTCAGACTATCAAGATATTGAACCACAAGTTGCCGGTGTTATTGATCCGAATCCTGATGCACATATTTTTGATGATCTAGCAACAGAAGATTCTTATTCAGCAGCACAAGGTGTTGGTATTGATGCTGCTAAAAATAGAGACGAATTGCTAAGTGCAGATGCAAGCGGTGG